TGCTACACTTGGTATAGACCAAACTGGTATTACTATTGCTCAGTCACAAGTTACTGGACTTGTATCTGACTTATCTGCCAAACTTGCTTCTGCTACTGCCGCATCTACATATGAGACTATTTCCAATGTAGCACTTAAAGCACCTCTAGCATCTCCTGCTTTAACTGGTACACCAACAGCACCAACTGCTACTGCTGGAACTAATACTACTCAAATTGCTACTACTGCATTTGTTGGTACTGCTGTATCTAATCTTGTTGATGCTGCTCCTGCTACCCTTGATACTCTCAATGAACTTGCTGCCGCCCTTGGCGATGATGCTAGTTTTGCAACTACTGTAACTAACTCTATTGCTACTAAAGCACCTATTGCTTCTCCAACATTTACTGGCACAGTAACAATTCCAGCAGGTTCAGCAATTACTGGCGTCCCTTATCTTGCTACTGCCAATACTTTTACCGCTTCTCAATCGATTACTTCTACTAACTCATCAACCGTAGGGTTAATTGTACTAGGCGCAACTGGTCAAACTTCAACAAATATATTTGAAGTTCAACGTGCTGGTGGCGGAGATGCGTCATTTACTGTATCACATAACTATATTGATTTAAACAGAAACACAACCGCTGCCGCATCAATGACTGTATATGGTGCAAATGCTGGTGCAATCCCATTGTACGTAAAGGGCCGAGCATCACAATCTGCCAACCTACAGGAGTGGCAGAATAGTAGTGGTACTGTGTTGGCTAGAGTTGATGCCAGTGGAAATATATATTCATCATCAACAACTATCTGGACGGGATATAACAGAGCAGCAGATGGAGCCGCATTATATAATTTTACAACCGTTGCAGGAGCAAATTATGCACAAGCAGCAATAACAAGAGAATCTGGATTTAACGGGAATTTAATAATTGGTCAACAAGGTACTGGAACAGTTCTTGTTCAAAATGGCTCCGCATCAGGAATTGGATTAGTAGTAAAAGGTACTGCCTCACAAACCGCTAACCTTCAGGAATGGCAGAACTCTGCTGGAACTGTGCTTGCTAGAATAGATTCTACTGGTGGAATACGACCAAACTTTTTAGCCACAAATTCAATCTATGATGCCAGCGACACTGCGCCATATTTAATTTTTGGTAGCAACACACTCACCCTTAATACCAGAAATGCTTCGTATAAAGGATTAGTCGTTAAGGGTACAGCATCCCAAACTGCCAACTTGCAGGAATGGCAAGATAGTGCGGGGACTGTACTTCTAGGAATAAACTCAAATGCTAGTACAATTTTTAATCCAACTAACACTTCACGTCTAGCATATGGTATGTTAAATTCAAGCGGCACAGGTGCTGGTGCATATTTTCAAGTTTTTGGAAACAGTAGTACATTTGCAGTTCAAAGAGGTGGAGCAGAGTTTGTATTTAGCAGTGAAAACGGCGGTGAAGGCGGTTTCACTGTTTATCAGTATCAATCTGGTGCTTGGAATACAAGATTTAAAGTTTTTAATAGTGGTTTTACCGCTATTAACTCTACTTCATCAACTCTTGGCAGTGGGTCAGTAGCATCCCAATTAGGAGTAGTTGTAAATGGTGCTACAACTGTCGGTACAGTTATTCGTGGCGCAGCCTCACAAACTGCAAATCTTCAGGAGTGGCAGAATAGTGCTGGAAGCGTGTTGTCTAAGATTAATGCAGACGGAGGAGCCAGTTTCTCAAGTGGAAGTTTTGATATACGTGAAGGCATTGGAAACACTACAATTAGAAATACTGGCACCACTGCTTATTTTTTAAACGCATCATTATTAGTTGGAACAGGATACTCAGCGGGAATTGGTGTAATTATTCGTGGCAATGGTTCACAAACTGCTGACTTACAACAATGGCAATCTGGTGCAGGAACTACGCTTTCAACAATAGATAACGTAGGTAACTTCACAAAAGGCGATGGCGACCAACTCGTTCTCGCAGGACAAATATACGGATAAAAGGAGAAACAAATGGACTACTCATCACTACTAACAACAGAACAAAAGAAGGCTATTCTGGAGCAACGTATTGCTCAGTTTGCTTCTGAAGCATATCAGCACGACTTAAACAAGAAGTTGGCTAAAGATAATGAAGAAGCAGTTGCAGCAGCAGATAATGCCTTAACCACTCTTGAAGCAGCAATTAATTTACACCAAGATGAACTAAACAAGTTAGGTGAATAATGGCAACATATAGCAAAGAACTTCTCTCAGGTAGCACACAGGGTAAAGCAATCAAAGTTGCTGCCACAACATCAGGTAGTGCTGGCACAACTATCCACGCTACAGGTACATCATCTACAACTGAAGATGAGGTTTGGCTTTATGCTTACAATTCATCTTCAGGTACAGTCACATTGACAATTCAATGGGGTGGTGTAACAGCAGTTGATAATGAAATTAAAATAGGAATACCTGCAACATCAGGTCTTACTTTAGTTATTCCTGGTCTAATTCTTACAGGCACAGGCTCGGCTGCTAACACAATTGCTGCGTATGCTGGCACAACAAATGTAATAACTGTTTCAGGTTATGTAAATCGGATTGCTTAATGACTAATCCATTACGCCGAGTAGTTTCATCTAGTCAGGTTTCTGATTGGTTTGGTAACAGAGAAGGAATACTTACAATCCCATCAAGAAACCAATTACTTTCTCTAAATTATTTAGTTATTGGTGGCGGTGGTGGTGGTGGTAGTTCAAACGGTCCAAATGGTGCTGGCGGTGGTGGCGGCGCTGGTGGTTATAGGTCAAATGTTCAAGGAGAAAATTCAGGAGCAAATTCATCTGCTGAATCTGCATTAACAATTCCTTTAAATGTAAATATCACAGTTACAATCGGTGCAGGTGGTGCTGCTGAAAATCAAGGTTCAAATTCTAGTTTTACTGTAATAGGTTCAAGCACTAGCGTTACTTCACTTGGCGGAGGCAGAGGAGGTACTAATGGACAATCTGGTGCTTCTGGTGGTTCTGGTGGCGGCGGTGGTGTTCAAGGTCCAACTGGTTATGCAGGAGGAAGTGGCACCCTTACACAAGGTTTAGCGGGCGGTACAGGTGGTACTGACCTTGTAAATTATCGTACTGGTGGTGGCGGTGGTGGTGCTGGGGGTGCTGGCAATGACCATTCTGTTAGTGCTTGTCGTGGCGGTGGCGGTATTGGCATTGAGTCCTCTATAACAGGAAGTGCAGTTAAGCGTGGTGGCGGTGGTGGAACAACTTGTACTTCAAGCAATATATGGGGCGGTGGCACTGATGGCACTGCTGGTACTGCAAATACTGGCGGCGGCGGTGGTGGTAACCTTAACCAAGTTAAATCAGGCGGAGCAGGTGGCTCTGGAGTAATTATTTTTAAATACTCAGATACTGTAACAATTACTATTGGTAGCGGATTAACTGCTTCTACATCAGCACCAAGCGGCGGATTTAAAGTAACAACAATTACAGCAGGCACAGGAAATGTGAGTTTCGCATAATGGCACATTACGCATTTTTAAGGGACAACACAGTTATTGAAGTTATCGTTGGAATTGACGAAACAGAACTTATTGAGGGAGTATCTCCTGAAAAGTGGTATGGCAATTTCAGAGGACAACCCTGTGTCCGTACTTCTTACAACGGGCGCATAAGAGGCAAATACGCAGCCATTGGCGATTACTACGATGAAGTCAGTGACACATTTATTTCACCTATTTATCCAATGGAAATACAATCAACACTAGAGGAGAATAATGGCAACGCTTAAAGATATGATTGACGAAGTTAAATCTAACCTGACTGGTTACACTATGCGTCAAGACCGCATTACTTATCTTGCTAATTCAAGTGGGTTGACAACAACTGATTCATCCATTCAGATAGGTTCATCATCCAATCTTGCTAAAGGCATTATTGAAATAGATGATGAACTTATTTGGATTGACTCTTTTGATAAGTCATCAAGCACCCTAACTGCTATCCCAGGCTTTGGTCGTGGTTATAGCAATACATCTCCAGCCCCTCACGCACAATATGCACAGGTAACATTATCCCCAACATTTCCTAGAGTTAATATTAGAAAAGCAATCAACGATACAATTAACAGCGTATACCCAACTTTATGGACGGTAGCCTCATACACATTCACATTTAACTCAGCCCAGAACAGTTACGCTCTACCTGATGACTGCGAAGATATAATTCAGATATCTTGGGAAACAGTTGGCCCATCTAAAGAGTGGAAGATGGTTGACAAGTGGAGACTGGATGGAATGGCAAACTCCTCATCCTTTAACTCAACATCAGCAATTGTAATCTTTGATTACATAACTCCTGGTAGAACAGTCCAAGTATGGTATCGTTCAACCCCAAATACTCTTGATTCAAGCAACGAAGAATTTTCTGATGTAACTGGTTTGCCAGAGACTTGTAGAGATGTTATTACTCTGGGTGCTGCTTATCGTCTACTATCATTCCTTGACGCAGGAAAGATTAACCTTACATCTGCTGAGTCCGACAATGCAGACACTAAGATTCCTTCTAATGCTGGTCAGTCAGCCTCTAAATATATTTATGCCCTGTACCAACAAAGACTTAAAGAAGAAAATTCTAAATTAACAGGCAAGTATCCAATACGTCCGCACTACACTAGGTAAGGAAAACCAATGACCCGTAAGTTCTCAAGCGTTAGCGTTGAAACAGCGCTACAAAGTGCTATAAACTCCTCAGCAACTACTATGACCGTTACAGCAGGTACTGGAACCGCTCTTATGGGTGGAGTGTCATTGTCTGCCGGAAACGTAGACCAGTTTACCTTAGCCCTTGACCCAGATACAATTAATGAAGAGATTGTTTTTGTAACTGCCATTGCAGCAGATACCCTAACCATTCAAAGAGCAAAAGCAAGTACTAGTGGACAAAGCCATTCTGCTGGTGCTGTAATTAAGCATGTTCTGACCTCAGATGACTTGACTTACTTTACTACTGGTGTTGATGCTGCTGTTACCTTAACTGGTACCCAGACATTAACTAATAAAACTCTTACATCTCCAGCAATGTCTACCATTGTAAATACTGGAACATTAACCCTACCTTCATCATCTGATACATTAGTGGGTCGTTCGACTACAGATACACTTACTAACAAGACAGTATCTATGACCTCTAATACACTTACTGGCACTACTGCACAATTCAACACAGCCCTATCTGATGGAGATTTTGCAACCCTTGCTGGTACTGAGACGTTAAGTAACAAGACTCTTACTAGTTCAACTGACAACTATCCAACATTAAAGTCTCCTCAGGAGATTACAACCGTATCAGCAACCGCTGCTACTGGCACAATTAACTTTGATTATTTAACTCAAGCAATATTGTATTATACAACAAATGCATCTGCTAACTTTACATTTAATATTCGTGGTAATAGCAGCACAACCCTAGCATCCCTAATGGATACTGGAGACTCTGTAACAGTTACCTTCTTAAATACTAACGGTACAACTGCATATTATCCTACAGCACTTTCAATTGATGGCACGTCAGTTACTCCTAAGTGGGTAAACGGGCAAACGCCAAATGCTGGAAACGCATCTAGTATAGACGCATATTCCTATACAATTATCAAGACAGCATCTACACCAACCTATGTAGTACTAGCAACTCAAAATAAGTTTGCTTAAGGAGTAATAATGCCACTAATTAGTACTAGGGCTGGAGCAAGTGCTAGAGGCTTTTCTCATATGGCATCTTCTATACTCCCTGGATTTAATAATAATTCCGTGTTAGCAGTAGCACATGATGATACACCATATCTGACTGTATATAAATTTAATGATGTTACTGGCTTTGGAACTAAATACTCTAACCCAGCCACTTTGCCGCCAGGAAACGGCAATAGCGTATCATTTAAATCAGATGGCTCAGTTATTGCTGTTGCTAATGATTATTACGATGGAGTTAATGCCTATCCTTGGAGTTCATCCACCGGTTTTGGTACTAGATATACAAAAACTTTTAACGAGTTTGGAACTGCTGTGCATTTTAATTCTGCTGGCACTGCTATAGCAGTTGGTAGCATTAGTAGTCCTTATATTCATGCTTTTCCTTGGTCTAGTGGGTTTGGTACTAAGTACTCTAATCCAGCAACATTACCAGGCGCCAATGTAACAATAGCAAAATTTAATCCTGCCGGAACAGCACTAGCACTTGGACAAGGAAGTTCTCCTTGGGTTGCTGTATATGCTTGGTCTAGTGGATTTGGTACTAAGTATGCAGACCCTGCTACAACACCAAGTACTACAGGGCAATATTTAGATTGGTCTCCTGCTGGGGATGCATTAGTTCTTTCATGGCTTAATGTTCAGGCTTACGCTTGGTCTAGTGGTTTCGGAACTAAATACACAAATCCACCTTCATTCCCCGCAACCGGCAGCCCATATTCTGTTAAATTTAATTCTGCTGGTACACTTATTGCATTTGGAAATGCATATTCAAGTAGTGGTTCAGTTCCAGTAGTAGTACATCCTTGGAGTTCGTCCACTGGTTTTGGTACCCGATACTCTAACCCATCTGTCGGCACAACTGGTACATCAGAAATTCGTGCTATTGATTGGAATCCTACCGAAACTGCAATAGCATTTGGCGGTAGTCAATCGCCTTATATTCACGCATACGCATGGTTTGGTGGATTTGGTACTAAATACTCTAATCCTGCAACTCTGCCAGGGGGCATTGTAAATGATGCTGAATTCATATAAAATCAACTAAGGGAAATGGATAAATAATGGAAAATAATGTACAACTAACGCCAATACAAAGCAGACAAATGGAAGTAGATGCATATTCTACCAATATTGATGTCTATAAAAAACTGCTAGCAACTCTAGATGGCAATTGGGATGCTGATTTAATTGCTTTAAAAGATTTAGAGACTCAAGAAGCAGCACGTCAATGTCCAATGGATAGGCTAGAACGCCTCGCTGTACTTCAACAATTTGAGCAAGTAAATAATCTGTTAAAAACTGAAATTGTAGAACGTGCTAAAGCACAAGCAATTTTAGACATTCTTTAAAATTTAACCTTACACTTAAAAACGGAGTAAATAAATGGCATATGGTTCAGATATTACCGAAGGCTTACCCTATAGTTTGTCAAATGCTGCTAATGCAGTTGGCTATGCTGGAAACGCTGAATCATATGATGTAGCAATTAATGCGTTACCGTTCTTTCTATTTACTAATGATGAGGCTCCTTATCGCAGACAGACAGCCCAATACCGTAAACAACAGATTGACCAGAGCACAGAGCCTGGTGAACAGTCTATTACTGGTTGGTGGGTACGTGCTCAATCATCATTCCATAGTGGTGATGGTATTAGTTTTTATGACCCATCTGCTGGCGAGTCTGTATCATATAGATTTGCAGATAGCAAAGGTATAAATGTTTGGAACAAAGGAGAGGCAACGCTTCTTAAGTCCTGTACTGAAGGACATGGTACTACAGGCCCAATCAACACAAACTCTAGAGCAACACAACTTGCTCGCTCTATCACATGGAGTGGTAATAATGGCATATTATTACATGATGAATATGATGTAGATAAGATATCAAATACCGGGACCGTAACTCATTTCATTGATTACAACTCAGGTGCAGATGAACCAGTGTATGGTATTTGCGATGATGGCGTGTATGCCTACTGGGTAACTAATAAGGTTGCTGGTGGTGCTAATAAAATTCATATGTACAAAAAGTTACTAACTGACGATAGCACTGTAGCCGAAACTTTAATGTTCACCGCTACTGGAATTGTAATAACTAATGCAGTTCTTGAGTACACCAAAGAGCGTATTGTTGCTTGTATTAATAATAAGGTTTATGAGATTGCAACTAGTGCAACTGCTTTACCTACTGCTGTGTATACTCACCCAAGTAGCAGTTATACTTACACAAGCATTACCGCATCCGGTGCCGCTATCTATGTTGCTGGTTACAGCGGAATTCAATCTACAATTTCTAAATTTACACTATCAACCGTTGGCGTGATGCCTACATTGACATCAGCAGTTATTGCCGCTGAACTTCCTGTTGGAGAAATAGTAAATAAGATTTTCTACTACCTTGGCTATATGCTAATAGGTACTAGTAAAGGAATCCGTGCAGCAGTTGTCTCAGATACCGACGGCTCCATCCAATATGGTCCACTTATTGTGGAAACTACTCAGCCTTGCTATGACTTTGCTGCACGAGACAAATTCGTCTGGTGTGCAACTGGCGTAGGTGGTGAGCCTGGACTTATCCGTCTTGATTTAGGTAATGAAATTGAAACATTACGATTTGCTTATGCAAATGATGTATACTACCCTGGAGTTAGCAACAAAGTTACAACCTCCTGTGCTTTTGCAGGTAGCACTAATCAAATAATGTTTACAACCCCATACTCTAGCGCAACTGGTGGATATGTATACACAGAACATGCAACAATCCTAGCATCTACTGGATATATTACTACTGGAAAAATACGTTATGCTACATTAGAAGATAAGATATTTAAAGTATTAAAATTTATTGGAAAAAATAACTATGGTACTGTAAGCATCAACACTATAGGACAAGATGATGCCGAGTATACTATTGGAACATTCCCTGAAGGAATTGATATCCAAGAGACTTCAGTATCCTACCCTAGCGGTTCTCAACAATATATCTCGTTTAAGTTTATCCTAAATAGGTCAGCAACAGTGAATACTCAAGGCCCAGTCTTTAGAGGCTATCAGTTAAAATCATTACCAGCAGTTCCACGCCAAAGATTAATCCAATACCCATTGGCTTGCTTTGATAGAGAACTAGATTCTTTTGGAGTCCAGGTAGGGCACGAAGGTGCAGCATATGAAAAATTAACCTTACTGGAAAACATAGAAAGTGGTGGTGATACTATTCGCATTGAAGACTTCAGAAATGACGAATCATATCTTGGCCTTATAGAAGAAATACAATTTATCAACCGAACTCCTTCCGACAAAAGATTCTCAGGTTTTGGCGGTATCCTGCTAGTAACAATTAGGACCTTATAATGACACCAACTGATTGGGCTGGATTAGCCGTAGCCGTAACAACTTTAATTGGCTCTTTAGCAATAGGGGTAAGACATTTAGTTAAATACTATTTATCTGAACTTAAGCAAAATGGTGGCTCTAGTATCAAGGACCAGGTCAATCGGTTAGAAGAAAAAGTAGACACGCTTTACCAAATTTTAATACAGAAGTAGAAAGTAATGGGGATGAAAACAGATAACTTTCCAAAATGGTTTTATGACAATGCAACAGTCCAAGACTTTGAGAATGGACTAGCAGAGTTTAAGGGCAAAAAGAATCTTAAGTTCTTACAGATAGGTGTCTTTACTGGCAACGCATCTGTTTGGTTACTAAAAAATATTCTTACAGACCCAACATCTTTACTAGTAGACATAGACCCTTGGTGTGGCAACTTGGCTCATGAATCAGTCTACAATTGGGATGATGTGCAAGAGGCATACAAGGAACAGGTAAAGCCTTATCTTAAAAAGGTAGCATCACATAAAGCATTTAGTGGTGATTGGCTGAAGGAACACAGAGATGTTAAGTATGACTTCATCTACATTGATGGAGACCATCTACCAGAGTCAGTTACTTTAGATGCTGACCTATCTTGGGACTTGCTTAAGCCTGGTGGCATTATGGCATTTGATGACTATGAGTGGGACCATCCAGATGGCACAGACAAGAACCCTAAACCAGCAATAGATGCGTGGCTAACAAAACATAAAGATGATATTGAGATAATCCGCAAGGGATGGCAAGTATGGATAAGGAAGAAATAATTAGTAATGAAATTGACTGGGAATACCAGAATCAATTAAGAGAGCAATGGCTTAAGGACAACCCAGATGCAAAATACGAAGGATGGATGTCAATATGACAACTGTAGCCAAGAAAGCCACGCCTGCTGCAATTGCTGTGCTGCGCCAAGCGACGGCGTTAAGACCGAATCGCAAGAAAGCCAGCGATGGTCTGCTTCCATCTGCTGCTCACCTAGCACAGAGTCCTAATTCAGACCACAATACTGGATACGCAGTAGACATAACTCACGACCCAGCCAACAGCATAGATTGCTTTGAGTTCTATGAAAAGTTGCAGTCAGACCCAAGAGTTAAATATTTAATTTTTACTGGTAAGATTTGGTCAGCCAAAAATGGCGAGGCTAGATACACTGGAGTAAATCAACATAATAAACATCTACATATTTCCATCAAAGATGACTGTGGCAACGATACGTCGCCTTGGTTTGGCTGGCTGGGAAAAGTAACAACACTCAACAAGGTAAAGGCTTCAATCAAGCCGCTACCAAAGAAGGAGAGCAAATGAAGTTCAAAATTACTGAGCGTCAAAAGAAAGCATTTAAATCATACTGCCGTGCTGTGTTAGCATCAGCGGTTACTTTAGGCTTAGCACTTGCTGCTGACCTAGCCCCTCAATACGCTATCTTAATTGGTGCTGTATGTGGTCCAATGGCTAAATGGGCAGATAGTGCTGAAAAAGAGTTTGGCAAAGGCGCATAGATATACCCCTAAAAAGGCTTTAAAGGCTCTTTAGAGACACGAAAACCCCCTGACCCAGTAGAGATACTAGGAAAGGGGGTCTTTTGTCGTTTCTAGATATTTGCCATTTCTTCAAAGAATTCTTCTGCTTGGTCATCTAAATACTCTAGGTACTTAGCATGTCTCCTTGCATGGATTTCATCTACAACACCCTCCAGTAGGGTTACTACGATATATGCTGCCATTACACCAAGAAATACTGCCCAGAAAGTAGTTGACATAGTTCTCCTATTATAGTATATAATTTATTATATATTATATTATAGACCCCTTCGGGGTCTTATTATATATTATATTAATATCAATTATACACATGACTACCAATATATGTAAATACCTAGGGAATTACATACCCTATCCCTATGATGTATACTCATGCCAATGTCAATCAAACTAGAAGAATATACGTTACCTGAACACATGTCGTACAGTGCTTTCAGCACTTACCTAACTTGTGGATATCAATACTATCTTGGTAGATTATTGGAGAAGCAAGAGGAGCCATCTGTTTGGTCAGTTGGTGGTTCAGCATTTCACCTAGCAACAGAAATGTATGATAGGGAGAATCTATGAGCCAGCATCTATGGGACCAAGCATGGTCTAAAGAATCTGAAGGTATAGATTTAACCAATGCTCGTGTAGGTGGCAGGGCTACCAAAATGTCTCCTAACAAGGAAGATGTAAAGTTTTGGCAAACTGCAGGACCTATGTGGGTTGAGGATTATATCAATTGGCGTAAGGCTAATCCTAATTGGAAGATTTGGACAGCACCAGATGGTCGACCAGCAATTGAATTAGAACTGATGCCAGTAGTGGCTGATGTTCCGGTCAAGATGGTTATAGATAGAATTTTTGATGTTGATGGTCAATTAGTAATAGTTGATTTGAAGACATCAAAAAATACTCCAACTAGCACTTTACAGTTAGGTTTTTACAAACTTGGTTTAGAGCAAACCTTTAACATAAGTGTTAACTGGGGTAACTATTACATGTCTCGTGCTAGTAATACTGTAGAAATGGTTGACTTATCAGGATATACATACGACAGAATGGAGTTCTTGATTAAAGGTTTTGACAAGGCTAGGAAGGCAGGTATATTCTTGCCCAACACAAATTCTTGTCAGTACATGTGCGGACTCACCGCTCATTGTCAATTCTCTGTAAAGAAAGAAGGATAAATGGCAGAAGATTGGAAGTTACAAGTATCATATAAAACTCCTGGTGGAGATATGATTAACATCAGAGCGAATACTGCTGATGAACTAAGCGTTTTACTAGAGGGCATAGGGGATTACTCAACTCAAATTGCCGCCGTTGGAAAGTTGGTGGTGGGAGCGAGTAATGCCACCCCTTTATCGACGCCCAGTACCACTCCAAGCATAAAGCCTCCGCAGTCCTCAGTTCCACCCCAGGCATCGGCTCCATCCGCTACCTCAGCGGGGCCGACATGTCAGCACGGGGCGAGGAAGTACAAGTCGGGAATCTCCAGCAAGACGGGAAATCCTTACGCAATGTGGGTGTGTCCAATGCCTCAAGGGGCGGACCAATGCAAACCAGTGAATTAACAGCAGAACAATTTCCGTTTTAACAATTAGGTAGGGGCTGATAAATGCGTACACTAGTTAGGTCAATAGGTAAAGCATCTATTGGGGGGGAACCTCTACCTTCTTGTTTTAAAGCGTTTGAAGCGTCCAAAATTATAATACGGCGTTCAGAAGTTTCTATGTTTGCTGGTGCTCCTGGTGCAGGTAAATCAACACTTGCACTTGCACTAGCATTAAAAACTAATGTTCCGACTCTCTATATATCCGCTGATACCAATGCTCACACTATGGCTATGCGCCTAGCGTCAATGATATCAGGTAAGAGTCAAACAGATGTTGAGCATAAACTTAATACTGATGTTGGATGGACTAAGGCAGTCCTACAAAAAGGCAGTCATATAGTTTGGTCGTTTGAATCATCACCAACCCTGCAAGATATTGACGAAGAAGTACAAGCGTTTGAAGAGTTGTGGGGTTGTCCACCAACTTTAATAGTTTTAGATAACTTAATGGATGTAGCCACCGATGGTGGTGAAGAGTTCGCATCAATGCGGGCAATTATGAAGGAGTTAAAGTATCTTGCTAGAGCGACTAACTCGGCGATTGTTGTATTACATCACACTTCGGAGGCTGTATCTGGCTCACCTTGTCAACCAAGAAGTGCAATCCAAGGGAAGGTTTCCCAACTCCCTGCCCTCATCTGTACACTTGGCACTGTTGGCACATCAATGGGCGTGGCGTCAGTCAAAAACAGATATGGTAGAGCGGATGCTGGAGGAACACTTCTGACTTGGTTAGCATTTAATCCAGAGTACATGTACGTAGAAGACATTCCAGAGAATTCATGACGAAACAATTAAACTGGATTGGATGCGATATGTGTAAATGGGGCATGTATAGTAATGATGAACAAGATTCTGCTCCAGCAGAAATTATAAAATTTCATAAAGAGTTTACACATGACAACTAGAAAAAGCCATAAGGCTAGAGGAGCAAACTTTGAAACCGACTTACGAGACTATTTTAGACGAATTGGATATGATAGTGAGAGACTTGCAAGAACAGGTGCAAGAGATGAAGGTGACGTTGTTGTCAGAGCGGACTTCTTTAACTGCGTCGGAGTCATCGAAGCCAAGGCCCCCGGTCAATCAGGTCGCATTGACTTATCTGGTTGGACCAAAGAGGCTCAAATTGAAGCAAAGCATTATGCGGAAGCAAGAGGCATTAAGAGAGAAGCCGTCCTTCCTGCGGTTATTATCAAAGCAAGAGGAAAAACAATAGCAGATTCCTACTTAGTATTGAGGTTAGGCGATGTCTTTAGTTGATGATTTACCAGATATAGTTGCGGTATTAAAACATTATGGTGCTAACTTTTCTAGAACAACTGGACAAGTTAACATCAAGTGTCCATTCCACGACGATACACACAGTTCGGCAAGTTTTAACACGAGAGAAAACATATTTAATTGTTTCGCTTGTGGTATGAACGGTAATAGTTTACAGATTATAGCAAAGCAAGAAAGGGTTGATATTCGTGAAGCAAAATCATTTGCAGAGGGAATTATTGGATTTGGCGACAACCAAGTACGCAGCAAACATCTTTCAGGCGGAAGATTACCTCGCAAGCAGGGGAATAACAAGGGAAGCGGCACGTCTGGCTCGATTAGGCGTAGTAGGGGAGCCTGAGGTTGGACACGAACAATTCCAAGGAAGATTATCCATACCGTATATTACCAAGACTGGTGTTGTCGATTTGCGTTTTCGCAGCCTTAATCCTGCTGTTGAACCTAAGTACATGGGAATGACAGGCGCTGAAACTAAAATGTATAATGTATTAGATATTGAAAGGGCTGGAGATTTTATTGGAGTATGCGAGGGTGAGATAGATACAATTACTGTCTCTTCTTTAATTGGTATTCCATGTGTTGGAGTTCCTGGTGCTAACAGTTGGAAGAAACATTATACACGACTACTTGCAGACTTTGAAAGAATTTTTGTATTTGCAGATGGAGACCAACCAGGCAAAGAGTTTGCAACAAGTCTTGCCAGGGAACTACCAGTAACTACTATTCAGTTGCCTGATGGGCATGATGTTAATTCGATGTTTGTGTTGGAAGGTGCATCATACTTCCATAAGAAAATAGGTTTCAATGAAATTTAAAAAGATACCTAAGTGTAAGATATGTGGTCAACAATTTGACAATATCTTTGAGGCTACAGACCATTTGCTAGATGATATTGGTAGCGAACCATTTGACCCTAAGTTAATACTTCCTAGTGGATATCAATTAATGATAGGCTCTCTGTTGAGATGTCTTTATGATTATGCAGATAAACCTGAGAACATTAGAGAAATTACTCAATCTACCTACGCCACATTATATGCAGCCGAAACTAATCCTGGTAAAATGAAACGCTTTATTGAAGATATGATAATACATGAACACATGTCTTCCTTCGACCAGGACCTAGTAAGTTTATTAGAAGAAGAGACCAATAATGAAGAAGATGGAGAGTGATGAAATATGGCAGATTATAACCCACTTGGAAAAGCAAGGTTTCCATATAACCAAGACACAGATGGAGCAGAAATCACTCATTTTGACGCTCAAAATACCACTTTTGAGTACCATGTCGGAAAGACCTTCCAAGAATTATTAGATTTATTATTATCTAAACATAAAGATTACGGACCAAAGAATATATCTGATGCTCCGGGTGGTGCATTGAATGGATTAAGAGTTCGTATGCATGATAAGTTGGCTCGTATAAATAATCTATACGAATATATGGAAGATACTAACGGGTTCCAACCACAGCATGAGTCTCTTGAAGATTCATTCAAAGATATGGCTAACTATGCAATCATCGGATTGCTAGTACTGAGAGGAGAATGGGATAAATGAAAATATTTGGACCATATAAAGGCAGTAAACAAAATGGTGGTCGTCCTATCTACGTAATTAAACGTAAGAAAAAAGATGGCTCTACTGAAACTACATCTACCAATAAAGCACGTCTTGATTACAAGAAGGCTACTGGTAAGAAGTTAAAGCGCAATCAAGAAGTAGACCACATAGATAATGGTGGTCGTAAAGGCAACGATAAGATATCCAACCTACGTGTTTTATCTAAAAAGAAAAATGTAGGATTAGAGAATAAGAGACGAGCCAAAAAGAAATGAAAACTATAGTCTGTATCTCAGACCTGCAAGTACCGTACCACGATGCAGAAGCCGTGAAAGCAATTGCTAAGTTTATCAAGGCATACCAACCTGACACCGTAGTATCTTGCGGAGATGAAATGGATATGCAGACTATCAGCAAATGGAGTAAGGGCACCGAGTTAGAGTTTGAGCGTTCTATTGGACGTGATAGAGACACTACTCGTCAAGTTCTTTATGACTTAACTGTTGAACATATGGTTCGTAGCAATCATACAGATAGATTATTTAATACAGTTGCAATGAGAGCGCCAGGATTACTTGGCTTACCTGAGTTGCAATTAGAAAACTTCTTAGGGCTTGATGAATTAGAGATTAAATACCATAAAGACCCTTATGAACTGGCTCCTGGCTGGTTGTTAATGCATGGTGATGAAGGCAACGTACAGCCTACTGCTGGTGCTACCGCACTTGGATTAGCCAAACGTTCAGGCATGTCAGTAGTGTGTGGACACACGCATCGTATGGGCTTGACACATCATACTCAAACATATCGTGGCGGTAAGCCTAAGACTATATGGGGTATGGAACTGGGCAATCTAATGAACTATGCTAACGCTAAATATATTAAGGCTGGATTGTTTACGTGGCAACAAGGTTTTGGTATTTTGCATGTTGATGGCAAAACTGTTGTGCCTCAATTAGTACCTATCGTAAATAGGTCTTTTACTGTTGAAGGAAAAACTTGGAAATGGTAATGGATTGGACTAGCATTGAGAAGTGGAATTACATTGTAATCGCTGTTGCCTCTGAGTATCATAAAAAATATTCAATGGTTGAACTCGATGACATAAAGCAATCTTTATATCAATGGTTTGTAGAGCATCCTAATAAGTTAAAAGAGTGGGAAGCCATAGGCGAAAAAGATGCTAAGAATCTTATTTATCGTTCACTTCGTAATGATGCATTAGACTATTGTCAGAAGTGGAAAGCCAAATCATTAGGTTATGAAGCATCAGATTCGTTTTTCTATGAGCCTGAAATTGTTGAGGCTTTATTGCCCGGTGTGCTTCGTGGTGAGTTTGGTGTGTCTCATAAGTTAAATCTTGCTGGTCCCTCAAAGCCTCCAGCACCTGCCGAAGGCGGCAATATGATGATTATGATGATTGAAATAGATAAGGCGTACAATAAACTCAGCACAGAGGATAGAACTGTACTGTTTTATAAGTACGCCGAATCTATGGAGTATGGCGAAATCGCTACAGAGATGAGTATAAGTAGCGAAGATGCTGTTCGCATGCGCCATAATCGTGCTATCAAGAAACTCATAACTAGAATCGGTGGATTCCGACCTTGGTTAGACAGAGATTCTGGAGATGAAATATCCGAGCAGCCAGACGAGATTGTAGAAGGCGATAAGTCCGAAGATAAAGATGAACGGAACGAAGATAGCGATACTGAAAGTGAATAAATTTTTCAGATAGGGTACTCCTGTTCCATATAGTTTTTGTACGCTTCTCCAGCCCTATCAAACTCTTCGTTCTTGACCCTCTTGTAATTGATTAACTGTGCTGGTGTAATTAAATGTCCCTTGGATTGATTCGGTGGTTGCTTATTCTCTATTGGTCTACCATAGTCCCTAACTACATTTATTAAATGGTCTATTGGTGTTATGATTACATTGTTATCCAATATGAAAGCCCAATGAGTAGCCTTGCTTACTAATAGTCCTGATGGCTCCCATTGTCCACTTCCTTGATAGAAACAAGACTCTTCAATAAATAGATTACCTGTCTCTATCCAGCGTCTATCTGTCTTAACTTCTACTGTATCCATACGTAATAGGTCAGCGAGTTTACTCTCGCCTAACTCACCATCACGTAAGTCTAAGTCCCAATTAGAATTTTTCATTATCCTCCTGTCGAATAGAATCCAGTCCCATTAAACTTGACTGGTGGTGCGGTATATATTCTTCTTAATTTACTGCCACAAAGGCCACATGCATATTCTTGTTCTGCTTCCGTCATGCCACGCTCAATAGTAATGATTTCACCATCGCCCGGGCATTCATAATCATAAGAAGCCATTAGTACCAGCCTTTTCTCTGAAAATGTTTCCACGCATTACAGAAAGTTCCGTATCGATGGAAAACATAACTGACGCCTCGGTCAATTTGCTCTGTGGGGTTTGTGTCGGGCGAAAGCCCAAGAATCTGCGGGATACCACCAGCATTTTTTCCCATAACCTTTACAGGATTATATGCTCCCGGTCTCCAATTAGATTCTTTTGTCCACAGATTATCAAGACACTTCCACTCAGTTAAAGACCACTTGAGCACAGCATCTTTTGCATAGGACTTACTATCTTCAACAGTCCATTTTCTCTCAGTCTGCATCTCTGCATCATGTAGTGGAATAAAATTAAATAAAGTTATAAATATGACTAATAACAATACTAATCTTTTCCTCATATTTCACCGCCTTATTAGTTGTCCTAGTTTATTTCTTAAAGCGTATGCCTTAGAAACTGCTTCACCGCTACTAGTTTTAGGAGTGATTCCAACCATCTCTAATCTTTCGTATGGCATAGTTCCTCCCCATATTCCAAAAGGCAGATTACCCCAACCAACTACATTTCCCCGCATGGTCTCAGTTTTCATACCTTCAGCCAAGCATTCTGTTTTAACAGGGCACGAGGCACATAATTGTAGCGCATATTTGGTCTGACTAGTAAGTACTTCCAAGGCACGAGCACTTATCCTGTTTCTAGGCAGTTCAGGGAACCACCAATCAGGGTTAGCGTCGCCAGTACAGTTGCCATTAATCATTCGTCATCCTCCCACATGCGGTCAGGTAGTCCAGTATCGTTTTCGTCTACGTCTTCCTCTGTCCCATTTAAGGCATAGTCATCACCTTGTAGATACATTGGCTCACTCATTATAAGTCCCCCATTTCTGCATCAGCCATACGAGTCATAGCCCAATCATTAATAAGGTCTCGCTCATAGATTAAATCAAACTCTGAATCATCCATCAGTTGTGCACCCCATAATCCCAGCAGACCTTTTGCACTGCTGTTCCTAAAGCATTTATGAATAGATTTCTCTCTTCATCATTCATGTTTGAAACATCAGAATATCTTAAGGTTGCCTGCCATGCGATATTCTTTGTCTCCATATCTTCATAGAAATTACTCATTAGTGGTCCAAGTCTGTTATGCAATCGAGTACATATTCAAACTCAGGTCGGTCTGCCTCAGGTGGCGCAGATGTATCCCAACCCATGGAATAGCCGTCATTGGAGTTCCAATGTAGTCTACCTGAGTATTGATTAGTTCCATCATTTAACATGATAGATTTAGAAAATCCAGTTTCAAATTTTCCGTCAGATGATATCATGTATTTATTCATGATTTCAGAAATTGATACTTCACCCGTCAAGTTGTACTCCCATCTCTATTAGTCTGCTATCTATTGTCATGCTTGTTGTATCATAACTTTCGGCACCTTCGCCATCTATGCCTTCACGCCATAGTGCTTTGCCTCTATATGATATATGTGAGCCTTCTCCGTATAGGCTCATCAGTAATGCGCCAGCAGCAAAATCATATACCTCCGCTATAACATCACCACTTGGGTGATGTACTTTTAGTTTCACTTGCTCTCCTTTCACTATATTATATAGTGTATAGTTGTTGTAGTAGTAGTCGTGCATTAGCAATTATAGCGTCATCTCTTTCGTCAGTCAAATTGGCGATAGAGATTAACTCTATGATTACTTTTCTGACTTCTTCCTTAGAAGCCAAAGTCATACTGTCCATCATACGCTCCTGTCGTTTGTTTGTGTCGGGCTAGTTCATCCCTCTCAGGAGACCAGCATAGGCAACTATCATTTACTATCATACTGCAATCAAAACATGAACCACAGTTTTCACAGTAGTATATATTGCCGTCTTCAAGTACATCTATACCACACATCATACAAGCATACTCGGCATCATCAGCAGCCTCGTAATCGTATTGCCTGAAGTACTTACCCCAGTTGTTGTCGCTCTTGTATGAATCATTAGACCACCAGTTGCCATCATTATCCCAAGCACCTGTGTCCTCATTGATAATATAGCAGTCATACTCAGCATTAGGGTCTAAGGTAAAGACCGCAATCTTACTACCGAGAGACCACTTCTGTATCATCCCATATAGATTAGGGTTATCTAATGCTGTAATACCTCCCATTGATGGCAGGATGTCCTCGGCAAATATACGAGTATCACTACGCTTATCAGTAGGCTCAATATGTACAGGTAATATGCCATTATGGGCTAGGTATGTAAGGTCGCTACCACCTACCTTGAATGGATGACAGTTCTCCTCATTCTTTACGCCATGTGTTGCAAATCTAGCATGATACATAGCATAACTATTTGGATACTGCTTGCGTACTGCAAGGAACTCCTTAATTACTTTTTTAGCAGACATACCCTTGCCAGTAATAATCTTATTACCAGCAATTACGGCATAGCCAAAGCCATGCGGATTATTACAAGAAGCATTATCTAAATCCTTCTTGCGTGGTGTGCTATTCGGGGAACTTACTACTAGTAGACACATGCTCTTTCCTTTCTATCCTAGTTAATACATCTTTGTGTATTTTTATTCTATCATTGAGAGATGGATATAACTCAGACTTACTCTCTATGTACTGCCTAAAGTTTAGACAGGATAGTCCACCTTCTCTTACTTCTTTGACACTCATCACTCTAGTGAACTCAACGCTGGCATGCGCTAAGTCAATAGCAGACTTGATGAATCTTGGATTTATACTACCTCTAAAGATTCGCATCTCTAAAGTATTTCTATTGTTGGTATTGACCGCAGAGTATCTATCGCTACCATGTCGGTCAAACTTGTGCTTAAAGGATTTTCTACCAGTACTAGGGTCAACATTGTCATCAAACTTAGCCCAATGACTAGATGACCTACCAGCAAGCACCTCATAGAAGTCCTTATTGTTGTAAACTAATTGCAGGAATCTATGCTGATGTGAACCACCATTAAACCCAGCACGAGATATATGCACATGAAGTCCACAGGTTTTTGTACCCCATGCCATCATATTATAATTAGATTTTAGTGTGCTAATAGTTTCCCATAGCATACTTGCATCCTTCATAAAATAATTATGGGTCATTGGATGTGATACTATCTCAAATCCGCACTCAAGTGAGCCGTCAGATTTTAGATAGGCTAGATTATATTGCTCTAACTTAACTGCATACTCGGCTGCGTATTTGCGGTCATCAAAACTACCACCTCGCACCTCGGTTTCAACCTCGATACCAAAATATAACCTAGTATTCTCATCCTCGGAACTGCGGAAGATGGGGTCAGGTCGGTACGAGTAATCATGTATCAACCTAGAATCTTCCTCATCCTCATGTGAATAACTGCAACCTTCATAGTAATAATTGTCGCAATCCTCACAATAGGACACATTATCCTCAAAGCATGACTCGCAAAATGTCATACCAGTATCCTCAGCACCATATCGGTGTCCTGTGAAATACCTGTCGCATAAATCGCAATATGCAGCATAAGAATCTATGCAAGGCTCACACCATCTTTCGCCATTTACATTTCCATAAATGTCGTTGGCGTGTTGGACGCTATCACACCGCATACATATCACAGAACATATTTCACAGACAGGCTCACCGCTATCAGTTTCTATAACAGTACTACTGTCTAAATCAAGGTGGCAGACAGTACATTCGTACTTTATCTCAACCTCATTAACAGTTTCCATACCCTATCCTTACTATATAATATAGCAAAAGAATTTCTTCTGCCATTAGTACCATTTTAGACTAATTCCTTAGCCTTGTCAACCCTACGCTGAACACTATCGATAATAACATTTACGATTTTATCCCGTAGGTCATCAGCATACTTAGCACGAGCCTCGAAGCCCTGCCTTGTATTATGTATAGAGAATTGCCTAAGAGATTCCCTGACAGTTTCTAGTTCATCTCTAGTAAGTGTCAGGATAATCTCATTGGCATAATCTACATTACTTTTGGACACTCAACTCACGCAAAGCACGAGTTAGTTTAGCGTTCCTAATTGCGGTGGTGATTACCAGCGTGGTGCTAGTAGTCAGCGCAATTATGATTGCTATTGTATCTGTTATCTCTATATACATGTTTATCCTTACTATATAATATAGTGCCAATTTGGCACCGTGCCCACCGCAGGAATCGAACCTGCTATTACACACCAGCGTGGGCTGTCCAGTTGCTATTCGTAGTCCGAGTCCGTAGCAACATCCTCAAGCAAATCATCAATGTTAGTCATGTCTACTTGAAAAATATCTTCCGTTGCCATAATCTCGGCTATCTCATGCTCGGTCATGAAATCTAATGCAATATCATCGCCACTCATGATTCGCCCTATCCATAGCCCTAGCAATTTGCTCTTTAACCTTAGCCTTGCGTTGCGCTTCGGCTAATATGTTTTCATTTATCTCAACATGCTGGATTAAAGCATATAGAGGATTTTCTATATCTACGCTCATGTTTACCCTTCATATACGCTTCACTATATTATATAGTGAACGAACGACAACATTTTTGCCATTGGCTTTAGTATACTCGCCCATCCGAGGGTAAGTCAAGCCAAAACGAAAACTTTATTTCACCACCCCCTCATCAAATCTGCCCCACCATATCCCCCGCTTCACTAAATCCGCCTCATCCCAGTTTGTGTTGAAAAATTATGCCCCCCTCTCCAACTCTTGAACTCTCCGTATCTCCTTAAAAGGTTTGTGTTGGTTTGTGTCGGAAAATTTTTGGGCAAAAAAATAACCCCCACCGATTTCTCGGTGAGGGTTATTTACTATATTATATAGTGGCTTTTACCTTGCTTTTTGGCTGATTCATTTTGACTTGTTCGAATTGAGCCAAAATGAAACCGAAATCCTTTCGACCTTGTTCGGTCAAAATGACCTTTTTCATTTCTGCTGATACTGCTGGCATACTTAACCACTTGCGGAACTTGATAATTCCTTCCTCGAAATTAAGCGGTTTAGTTTCCTTATTTTTTCCACTTGCTCTGGTATCTCTCTCTTGAGATTCCTTTTTTGTTTTTGTGTTGGTTTCCAGTTCTGCCCATGTTTTATTTTTTGCAAGGTGAGCAGATACTCCACTTGCTTTAACATCAGCCAAAACCCGAACTGCCATGCTTAGAACTGCTGAGGCTTTTTTCTCTTGTATTTCGGATGCATAAGCCAAAATTAATTCGGCTGCGGTTTTAATTGATGGAACATGAGAAGGTAAAATCGTTGGACGAACATTTACATTCTTTAATTCATTTTCGAATGTTTCGATTACTTCTTCCTGCGTCCATCCGTTTTGCATTTCTTTATTTACTTCAGCGATAAAGGCTAAATCTTCGGAATTAATCTTTTCTCCATTTTCGATTAATAACTGGTACTTAGTTCCTAGTGCTGAATTAATGCGGATTACTTTTGGTGCTTTTGTTGCTTTTGCTTTTGCCATTTTTTTGTTTCCATTCTTTTGGTTTTTGATAATCGGACGATTACCAATGGATTAATTTTAACATGAGAGTCCAGCTTTTTTCTACTTATTCCTGAACTATTTTTGAGCGTATTTGTGTTGGGTTTTGATGCCTTTTCTCCACTATATAATATAGTGCCAATATATGAGATAGCCCGTCTTGAGATATGAGATACCAATTTTGGGCAAATAATAAAACACCTGAAAAAGAAGCTCTTTTTGTAGGGGTTTTTGGCATGTTTTTTTATTGGTGTATTTATGGCGTATTCATTCACTTATTCATTCATTAATCCATTCATTAATCCATTCACCGATTCATTCATTCATTCATTACTGCCCATTCATTCATTCATTAATAAGCGGTGGCAGATAGGCACACGCACTCACTCACCAATTCATTTACTTATTATTATTTATTTATTAGCCCGTAGAAAATCTTTATTAAACGGGGGGAATAGATAGCAGGGAGATAGTCCAACACTACACATTAGCCAACAATATCAACGCAGCAACAATAACCCCCTAAGGGGGGGGAACAAACCGCAAGGTTTGAGGGGGGGTTTATTAATTCCGAAGGAATCTACTACTATAGTATCCCATAAAAAATTACTGTTATATAATATAGGGGGGTATATATACGCTCAGAATGAGCGTGATTATCACCTATCTGTTCGCTTTTACCTGTTTGAACAGGTTATCTATAGTATATATATAATATACGGAGTCGCTCCGTTTAAGACTCCGCTCCTAATATAGTATTATTAATAATTTATAATTATAATGG